GAAAGTAATATGCTTCCGCACCTTTATAATTCAATGGGACTAACCCAATACCACATATCTGATTCATATTATAAGGATTAAGTCCGTTGGTTTCAACATCAATAATCCATTCTGAAGTATCTGGTAAAGAATTTAAAGTATCTGTAAATGTTTTTGAGTTTACGATCATAGGTAATTGTTGCAAACTCTCCGAAAGGACATCTACCGGAGAGTCTGCTGTTACGGAGGTTGGTACTCTAGAATAAAGAGTCGTCATTCTCGTCAATAGCTACAGCATCAGATGGTACATCTTCAGTATCTGTATCTATATTCCCATATCTTTGACTTAAATACTCTTTAATCGGAGTTAAATTCTTTACTTCTGCTTGTTTTGATTCAGGTAACTCGAAAGCTCCTGCTGTAGAAGTAATTGTATAAGTAGTGTCTAAACTAGAACCTCTTCTTCGCACCCTCATAACATTTTTATCTAGTGCATTATTATCTTCGTATATATCTACGAACTGATTCCAATTACTATTCTGTGCCCCAAAAGATAGGGTTAATACTTTAAAGTCATTAACAGTTTCTTTATAAAGCGTTGATCCCGATGGACTAGTTACAGCTTCCCATGAATCTACTCTTTGTTCAGTATGTAGTATTTCAGTTACATACCCCCAAAGTGCAAACTTATGTCTTGGAGACTTTTTTCTACCATCTTCATAAACCATTGCTTCACTTGGAACAGTTCTTACAGGGTCTCCATTTTCAACTAAAACGCTTGTCCAACCTTTATCACCCTCTTGAAATTCATACACATAAAATTCTTCCATATGTATATCACCTTCTTCTCCTGTGGCTATAGATTTCATGAATACTTGATCCCCATCTTTTAGCCATACCTCTTTACCATTAGCTTCAGAAGATTGAGAAGCTCTAATTTCTTTACTTGTTATATTATTTTGGATCATACCAATTCCTGACATGTGTCCTCCTTTACCAATATTTTTTATCTTTAATTACATTGTTAAGTATATCATAAGATTTGATATCTTGAACATCTTTATATTCTTTAGGTATATTTATATAGGAAACTTTAGTTTTATTACCTAATAACTTCATAGCTCTTTCTTTACCTATTTTCCCGGCTTCATCATTATCTAAACATAGTATAAGTTCTTTTGTGGGTAATGTCAATAATAAATCACGTTGCTTATTAGACATACTCATACCAAGTAACGCAACAGAGGGAAAACCTAATTGATCTAACCACATAGTATCTAAAGTACCTTCTGTTACACAGACAGTATCGCAAGGTTTAATATACTTTTGACCAAATAATACATGGGATTTCTTTAATCCTTTTGAGTACAGATACTTAGGAATCATTTTTTCTTGTCTAGTAATCCACCCCACAGTTCTAGAATCCTTATCTTGTATTGGAATAACTAATCCATTAGAAGGAGTTATCCTACAACCCCATTTACTCATAGCTGCCTTATTAAACCCTCTATTAAATATCCACCTAGGTACAACACCTGCTTTATAAGGTATTGTTACTGTAGGTAATGGTAAATCTTCTTGATGTTGCATATCTGGCAGATTAAATATACTGCTTCTAACAGTGTGTTTATAATCAGTAAGATATAACTTTACTTTTTTAAAATCCCAATTCATGTATTCTTTAATAAAACTTATCAAGCTTCCCTGACCACATCCAGCAAAACAAATCCATAAACCTTTTTCAGTATTTATAGAACATGATTCTGATCTATCATCATGAAAAGGGCATAGTATAGATACTTCTTCATCTCCAACAGGCACATCTATATTTAGATTAAGTAATGCTTGTATCCAATCTACTTCCATGTTATTTAGACGTTGAGTATATCCTGTAGATATAACCATTTGCCTCCTTCCAAAAACCGTCTGGAAAAGTTGTACCACATTGAAAACAATATGGATCATTCTTAACTAACCCCAATACTTCTTTTTGTAGTAAAGAATAGTGATCGACTACAGTTAACCCTACGGGTAATATTCCCCCATCAGAGCATTTACCGCATCTTGTTCTAATTAAACGTGTCATGATTCTCCTCTATTCTACCTTTATCTACATCCCAAATAAATTCGGTAGTTGAAGCTCCTAAGTCCCCATCCCTATATTTCTGAAACATAATTTCTCTTAGTTGTGGTTCATCTTCAACCATACACATTGAGATAGCAACATCTGAAGCTCTAATTAAAGCATCTCCAAACGCTACTTGTCCTGCAGTTGGTTGATTATATATGTTAGATGCATCTCTAGTAGCTTGGGTTGATGCAATAACTGTTGTGTTTGTAGACAATGCCATAGTTTTTAACCCATAAAACAATGAGTGAGACTGTTCCCACGCTGCTTTATTCTTATCTGATGTAGAAATTAAATACACCCCATCAATTATAAGTACATCAGGGCTATACTTTCGTACTAAATTAGTAATACTAGGTAACGAAATACTATCTTCTCCACTAATATGATCACATACTAATAAATTTTTAAAATTAACTTCTTCTAAAAAGCGTTTATACTCACCCTCATCTATTTGTTTTCCATTCCTAAGAGCACTGTGCGATAGTTTGTAGTTTAATGAATGTCCTAATAACACATCCATACGCAAAGCTATTGCTGATGTAGGCATTTCTGTAGATACTAATAGGGTTTTATGTCCACTACGCACCGCATCTGCAGCAAGTTTGCAACATAACCATGTCTTTCCTACTGTAGGTCTAGCATAAGTAGTAATTAAATCACCCGGTTGCCATCCAACACCTGCAACATTAACCATGTGAAATGGGGTTCGTATACCTATTAACCCATCTCCCATTTTTCTAATGGAACTTCTACGTTGCCACTCTTCATATCTATCTAAACCACCATTATCATACTGATTAACATCTTCATCATGTAGTATCTCTACATCATTTAGATCATCCATAATCATTCCTAATGCTTTTTTAGGATTGTCTTCTAACATCATTTGATTAGAATTAAAAGCGTTGACTATATTTCTAAACATAACCTGTTTACTAAATTCATCTAATGCATAATTAAANTTGATTGATTGTGCATCAGGTTTAAGAGTATCAAATTTCTCTAATAATATCTCGGNTGTAGGGAACTCAGTATATTCATCAATATATTCTTGAATGAATTTATAAGTTTCTCCATGCTCCGCAAAATCTTTAGGGGAATGTGTAAAACTCTTAAAGTTACTCGAGTCACATAGACTGAAGATAACTGCAGACTCTATAAAATTAAAATTTTCCAATATTACTTCTCTTCGTTAAGTTTGTTCCTAAGTGACTTTTTCACTTTGTATATGGAGTAGTTTACCATAGTTTCTTCTCCATTGACTAACTTTTTATTAGAAATCTTTTTTAACTTATCTTCAATGTCCTTCATTGTATGGTTTTTAAACTTATCAGCTAAGAATTGTTTTTCACCTTCATCTAAGTTTAAAGACTCTAACCAATCAATAAAATCTACCTCATCTAAATTTTCATCAAGTTGTTTTACAAAGTCAATAAGTTTGTATGAATTATCATCTGAATCAGATTCCATATCTAAACTATAACTTTTAATTTTTTTACTTGCCTGTACCCATAAAGTTTTAAGTCTATTAGCCATAGCTGTATGTAAATAGGTATGGAAAATAGCGTTTCTATTAGGTTTATATAATTTAGCGGCTTTAACAACTATTAGTCTTAATTCTTGAGCTAGATCATCTCTATCAAACCCATGTATATAAATGTTGGATACCATCTTGTTGATTTTCGGTTCCCATTTCAATATTAGGTCGTTGTCTATTTGCACTATTAATCTTCCTTTTATCCTGATAACACTTTTGTGTACAGTATACATTTTTTAATTTCATTTTGTATCCTTGTACTATGCGTTTTCTAGTCCTATAAAAAGGAACTGTGCACCAAGAACACGTCAATTTTGTAAATTTCCATCTAAAAGAACACTCACCTTTGTGTAGTCCGTAGCGGTCCGTAGTTATATCTCTACATACTTTACAGTATACCACACGTTTAGGTTTAGGTGGGTTAGTTTGTAGGTTATTTTTTAGTAAAACTTCTCTTGCATACTGTCTAGTTATGCCAACTTCTTTTGCAATATCAACTGTAGGCATAAAAGGGTGTCGCTTACGCAATCTAATAACTTTATTCTTCGCCTTCATTTTTTAATTTATCTACTTCTTCTCTTAATTTTTTAATTTCATGTAAAAGAAGAACTGTTAAACCATTATATTTTACAGATTCAGGGTCCCCATCTTCATTAGTATAAACTAAATCAGGTAAAATTTGCACTACTTCTTCTGCAATTAATCCAAAATCAGTATGATCAACACTATTTTTATAATTATAACTTACGGGATTTAACCCAAATAATTTTTTACTATCTATATCTACTTCTTTAATATTTTCTTTATATTTAGCAGAACTACTTGCTTTTACAACTTGATTGGCAGACGTAACAACAAGAGCAGTTCCAGTACCTGAACCTACATCAAGATATAAATCTCCCCACTCAAAACTAGCATCTCCTAAAGAATAAGTATTAGCCGCAGTAGGTAGCCAGTTTTTATTTACGTTACCAGTAAGCCCCCTACCTCCAACAACTACTGGTGGGGGTGATATAGTATTAGCAGTACTTGAATTTTCTCCTACCGTAGCCGCTCCTAAACTGCAAAAGAGTTCAATTGAAGGATCTCCTCCTGTAGCATTTGGAGTAATCCTAGCTATTTTTGCCCTGTTTATTCCTATTGGAGAGTGTAGACTAGTACCTGCAACTGTATCCCTACCTTCTGAGGCATTTCTTTGTTGAAAAGCTTGTTCAGTTGATACAATAAATTTACTCATAGATACTTCTGGTTCAAAATACATAATATAAGATACATCAGATAGACCATCAGCATCATCATCATCTGTCTCCATTTCAGCGTTAATTCCTATTGTGCCATCACTACTATCGTCAGTAACAATCAAATAAGTTTCTGATCCTATATATAGAGTTCCTCCTGAATACCCAACTCTAGTATTGCTATTAGTTATAGTTCCTGTAGAAAGACCAGTATTACTTGATCCAGCATAAATTTCACCCGTAAAATGTGGTTTATATGGAGAAAATGCATATGATCCTCCCCAGTCATCATCACTTGAGTCATCTATATTAGCTATGTCAGGTCTTCTAGCTGCAACAACCTGTTGATTAGTATCTTTAAGAGCTACAGTTTCAATATCAGTAAACGCTTGTCCTGCTGTTTCTTGATACATAATTGATGTAACTAAGGCATATGCTGCCCCAAGACTTGCTGACACCCCATGTTGTTGAGATTCTTGTTGAACCATATGTCCAGCTCTTAAAGGCACTGCAAATCTTACATAGTCATCATCAGCAATGCTGCCCGTATTTAACATAAAAGATAAATNTACTCCTCCACNATGAACTTTTCGTACAAAACTTAAATATCCATGTGCTGCTACAGTGCCACCATCTCCTGATAATTTCATTACAGGCATACCAGCACGACACCCAACTGCTGCATATCCTCCTACTGTAGCTCCTAAACCATTTCCAGAATCTGATATAGCTGATGTACTAGCGAAAGATGCGTCTGTTATTTCTACTTGAGTTCTACTACTTACAGTAGTTTCTGCTATAGTATCTGCACTTACAAATTGTTGTTGGAATGTAGTAGCCGGTCTTGTTCCTGTGACTTGAAATCTAGCCCTAACTTTAGGTCTGTTTCCTGCTAAAAATCTAGCTGCTACTGCCTCTCTAATACGATCATAATGAATATCAGCTCCAAATTCCATATTTATAGATACTTTTTTACCATAAGTTGCTTGAGGTCTGAATGAATCAGGTTGATTAGGATCTGTTTCTGCGGATAATACTTTTGTATTCCCACTATCTTTATTATCTAAAAAAATAGTTTCCCCAGCCGCTACTTCACTATTAGCCCTACCTGTGCTTGTCCCTGATAATATTAGTAAACCAGCACTGCTGTTAGTAAACCCTGCATATTGTACATAACCAATTAAGTTATTAGACGCATCAACTACTCTGCTACGGAAATTAGCTCTAGCAGCTACAGTTGTAAGATCAGGATCATGCGAACCATTAATTCCTGCAGTATCTTCTCTAGTTGCGACTAATCTTAATGAAGGGTTACTAGCGTTTTCATACGCAGTAGAAAACTGTAAACTACTAAAAGCTCCTCCTGAACCCACATAAAAAGCTTCCATTTCTAATGTACGCATTAATCCAGTTAAAGCATCTCTATATCTCACGTTAATTATGTTAATGTTCTCTGTACCAAATTCATCAAAAGATGCTCCAGATACTATTTGTCTTTTAGTTCCTGTTTCACTAACTGCAGCAGATGATGATATATTATGAAAATTTAAAATACCTGTGGATGGGCTAGAATTATTAGAGTCAAGAGTAGGCATAAAACTTGTAGGATAGTAATTTAAAACTGGGGTTGTATTAAGCCCTGTAGAAAAACTATATTGATTAGCATCTATATGGAAAAAATATCCGAATGTAGCTCCTGCTGGACTCGGATCTGTTAAAGCTAATCTCTGTAATGCATGTAGTACTCTACCATTAGTTGATGCAAAACTTATTTTACCATTAACAGCAGCGGATTCTTTAGTCTGATTTGATATTTGAAATCTAGGTTCAGCATTAGACGCTATAGGTTCAATCATTGTAATTGTACTTTCTGTACCGTCTGTCCCACCAAATTGAAATCTTTGTACTAATAATTTAATTACTGAGGTAATTTTTCTATCGGACACATCTACTGTGGCTCCATTATATCTTATATCAGCATCTGGACTAGTTAAAGCACTTCTCCCTAATTGATATAATTCATCAAATGCGGTGCATTGAATAGTAGCTCCTGCTGCATTATCATATTGTTTTATTAAAGTATTTATAGATCCCCTAAATAAAACAACAAAATTCGCTCCGTCTATAACTTTTATTGGGGTGTTTTCTAATAAAACTCCATCTAGAATACCTTTGTCAGTATGAATATTATTTCTATTATGATTACTAAATACAAATTGAGCTGATGAGGGTTGGTACATAGTATCTTCTATAGAAAGTTGTTGTACTAATGAGTTACCATCATTATCATTTAGTTCTGACCAAGCATATATTGCATCACCATCATCATGACTAGCCGCTGCTCCACCTCTGTAAGCAAGAGTATCATGAACTTTAGCGTTAGCTAGTTCCGCTCTAGTAACTGTAATTGAATTATCAAGTGAATTAGCACAATCAGAAACTTTTAAAATTTCAGTACCTATTAATATATCCATCCCATTTACAATTCTATGCCCCACAGTATCTGTTTCACTTGCAATTATAGATGGTAGTATTTCTAAAGTAGTTGCAGAATCATCTATATCAGTTCGGACTTCTCCTACTTGAATCCATGCGTATATTTTAGAAGGTTGAAATATTAGTGGGTCTGTACTAGCCATTACGGATTGGAGTCCTTTCTAAATCTTGATACAAATACTAATGTAAAAGTGAACCTATCTTCAGTTGCTGGGGCTACATCAAATCTTGCTTGAGAAATAGCCGCATCATAAGCTGCTACAGCTGTCCCTGACCCATCTGAAACCATAATTTCTACTTTAGCATTGGATTCATTATAAAATTTACTAGTTACGAAATCTTCTAATTCTTCTTTAGTAGGGACTGTATAACTTGCACTACTATTTCTAGTAGGTCCGCTTACAGTTTCACTGGGATCAGTTACATCAACTAATCCAGTAATAGTAATTGTAGGTCTTATTTGACCAATATCAATCAGTTTAGGATTTCCCCCTCCAGCAATTGGAATTTGAATAGGGGTTTTAACATAATTAACAGAAAAAGAATCTGCTTTTAGTGCAAATCTTTTTTCACCTGAACTTAATCCATCATATAAACATATTGCTAAAGCCATTGGTTAATACCCCCCACCAGCACCTAGTCTAGCTACTTGTCTACCAACACCAAAAGTGTCTGCTTCTTGTGAGCCAATAAATCCTGCATTTGAAGATTGAGGATACATTGAACCTTCTACCGCCCCCATTGTTGCACCATAATCAGAACGTGGACCCCCACTATTGATTTCTTCTCCAACAACACCTACTCCTCCACTAGCACCTAAAACCATATTACTCACCATACCACCTAAAGCTGCACCACCAATAGAACCTGCTATAGTACCCACTATACCAAACATACTTCCAAGCAAAGCACCAAGGGCTGATACAATTGCTGTAATAAAAAATCTTGCTAATGATTTCAAACCTGACTCAATTCCCTGCTCTCTAAAAGTAGCTGCTATATTTACACCAGAAAATATTAACCCTATAAAACCAGCACTTCTAACAAAACCACTTAATCTACTCACTGTACCTCCCATCATGTTAAATACAGTAGATCCGATAATTTGACTTGATCCAGTTCTTAATGCGGCTACAACACCGGCACCAAGAGCTGCTGCTCCTAATCCTGTAATTATATCAGATAGTTTTAATCTACCATCAGCTGAAACCCCATCTTTATCAAATAAATTTATAACTGGTCTGAACACATTTCCTAATGCATTAGCAATACCACCTATAGCTATACCTACACCTTGAAATAATCCTACTAATCTAGGTAATGTAGCTTCTGCTATTCTAGCTACTACGGGTAATTGATTAGCTAAACTTGATAATCCTGCGGCAATTAAAGGCATTAATGGAGCTAATGCTACATCAATAAATCCACCAATAATTTGGAATAAAGCTCCTAATGAGTTTGTAAATATCTGCGAGTTTTTAAGTAAGGCAGCTATAGATACTTGTACTCCAATAAGAGCGAATAGGCTTTTATTACGTTGAGCCGCTGCTAGTTCATTTGCTTTTCTTGTATTAGGATCGCCCCCCGTAGTTATTACATTTCCTTGGGTAGCAGCAGTTCTTGCAGCATCCTGCACTAAATTAAAATTTACTGTATATTCTTCAGCCATATTTATCCTTTAGAAAATTTTGGATGAGACTGTGCAGCTTCTTGATGTCTAGCATTTCTTTCCATCTGTTCTTTTTTATATTCTTCAAAAGATTGATGTGTAGCTAGAAACATCATAGCTTCAGTATGATCCAACTCTTTTATCTCCTTATAGCTTAATCCTAAGCCTAGTAATGTCAATGTTGTCGCAAAATGCGTAAATAAAACCGACTCCTTAGTTGACACTTTAATCCCTCGTAGGAACCGGTCTATCCTTTTTTTATTACATCAACCTCTGTAAAATTAGATTCAAAAGCAGATGGAACTAATTTTTCTAAAGCTGATCCCATCTCTTGGTTTATACTATTTAAAAACTCATCAGTGGTTTTACCCCATGGAGCTTCTATTAGTATTTCTTTTAAAACTTCTTTTATATAAATACCACTATCAAAAGATGAATTACCTTTATCATCAAAGGTCATGCACCTAGCAACTAATTCATTTTTCTGTTGCCATGTCATGGGTTTGATAATTACATCAAATTCGTCTTTTTCTAATTTTATTGTATATGTTTGGTTCTGTTCTTTTATCTTATACTTACTTACGTCAAAACTTGGTGACGCAGGATTTGACCCTGTTGTCATTTATATTCTCCTATGTATATACTTTTTCTGTATCTGTTACTAATATTTTTAAGTTTCTACAACTAAACTCTGCTCCAACCTGCATAATAGGATCTCCACTTATTGGATGTGGAGCTGATGTTAAGAAAGCTCCGTTTTCACCTAATCCCGGTTCAGCACCAGTTGTCTCATCCCCCGAAGTGTAATCAGCAGGAATTAATATTTGTATACTATCATTAGTTCCTCTAGTGAAAGTAAGCTCTATATTAAATCCTTCCATTCCACTTCCATAATTACCTTCCATAAGTAATTGTTTGAAAAATTCTGTAGCAGTGTCCCTACCAACAGCTGTATCAGATGCCCCAGAATCTGGTAAAGCAAGTGTACAACTTAAACCATAAGTTCTTCTACCTTCTCTAATTTCAGCTGGACCCCTGTGTCTACCGTACCTAGGTGCTATATAGTATCTAGGTTCCTCACCATTTGAAATGCTTAAATTAAAACTTCTAATCCTAGCAAATTCCTGCCCCATAATTTTTACTTGTCCTTGAGAGAAGTAATATGGTTCGGTGCTAGGTAAATTAGCATCAGAAGTTGAAATGTCTGCCATATCAGTAAATCTAGGTAATCCTGCTGACATTGAGTCACCATTAAATAAACTAGTCAAAGCTGCTTCAGAACCCGGATTTACATCTGATTGAGATACTTCTTTTTGATTGTGGAACATGTCTAAAAATTGTACGCTATCCCAACTAGTCATTAACATTCCACCCTCATCTCCAGAAATACTGCATGATCCTACCATTCCACCAACATATCTTCTATCGAAATCATTAGCAGTAGTCTCACTACTATCTCTCATATGTGCATGCCAAGTCATTGTATCTAAAATAACTGATTCAACTATGTGATGTTTTATAGTTGCAGCGGCACTTACTTCTCTAGCGGCAGAATCATCGGGATGAGCAAACCTAAAAGGTTTTTCTAGTCTTGCTACGTTTGTACTTGGAAGTGCTGCAATTTTCTGGATCTCTTGATTTACATCATCAACTGAAGTTCCTGTTCTAATAGTAGCACTACTTGCAAAACATATAAAGTCTCCTGCACTATATCCATGAGAAGCGTCTAATGTTACATAAATATCACCTTTACTTACAGCACCATTTATATCTGTGCTTGCACTCTCTACTGCAGATGGTACATCAAATACATCTCCAATAGCCCATCGTAAAGGTTTACCATTTAATGGTATGAATCCGGGTAATGCTCCAGAAAATGATTGAGCTCCTATATACATTTTAGTCCAATCTCTTTTTTGACCTACGCCTAAGAAATATCTTGGTTCATAAGAAGGAGTCAAATCCGGTAAAGTAACTGATTCGTATACACCCGGAACTTCGGTAATTATTTTAGCTTGCTGAGTAGTAGATGATCCATCTATTTCTGTTATAGTTGTATTGTCTACATGATTAAACCCTAAAGGTCTATCAAAATAAAGAGTATTGTCATTAGCTGCTAAATTAGTTCCATGTACAATTCTTCTTACTTCAAAAGGAGCTGCTGTAGAACTACCCGCATCACTTGTTGATGTGCCCGGACCTATTCTAACCATATCCCCAACTACAAATGGACCGTTGCCTATACCATCATACTCAACTTGTGATGTCCCTGCAGTTACTGCACCTTTTATAACAGCGTTACTACCGCTTGATTTTAAACTCCCATTATTTAATTCTACGTCTCCTCCCGGAGACGATTCCATTGCATATGTTAATTGTGATTGATCACTACGAAATACTGCCATTATATTTCCTCCTATATTATTATTATACTATAAAACATTACGTTTCTAAAGTAACTGCATTGTTAACTAATTGTACAGATATTGTTCCTGCCCACACATTAGCTTGGGCGTTTGTTAATTCATTAAAATCCATAAACTGTATACGTTGAAAATTAGTCAAACTGTGTATTCTTGAATGACATATTCTCCGTATTTCTCTCATAACATCATAAAGTCTTTGTCTGCTAGTTTGAGTGTACAGTTCTAAAGTAATATTATAAATACGATTACCAAATTTCCTATTACCTATTGGTATCTCCTGTAAAGCTGGTCCAGAAGGTCTAGCTATAATTTGATCGTTTACATTTAAATTATATCTCATAGGTTCACTAGCCCCAGTAACCTCAATAAAACCGGGTTTTTTACCAGCCCCACTAACATTAGCGTGAGTCCATTGACTTTCTAAATCAGTAATAAATTCATTTACAGGCATAGGTTCAGTAGGCATTAAAAGATCTCCACACCTTTAAGTGATTCTATTCCCTCTGCAATTTCAGTTGTAAACAATTGAATTTTAGTTTGTAAAGGGACTCTATCCATACCACTTACAGTCAAGTTACCAAAGTCAGAATTTTTAAGTATTTCTAAAGCCGCCATTTTTTTAGTTATTTCTGTAACAAATCCAGCTTCTCTAACATCTGTACCTATATTCCTACCGTATAAATATTTTATTCTAACAGGCATTATAAATTCACCACCACCAAATCTAAATGTTGGTGTATTGAATCCTCTAAATCTTGCAGGTAAAAAGAAATATCTAGAAAAGTGTATCATCCCAGTATCTCTTGTTAGAAAATAATCTTTATCCCTGCCTTGAGATCTAGAATCAAACTCACTACCATCCCATACAGCTAAGTCTAAAATTTTATATACATCTCTTCTATCAGGTTTAAACCCAAAAATATTAAAATCATGTTTCTCATCAGCTACATAATTCATTCTCCAAGATTTACGAGTTTGATAGTCTATCTGAGCTTGTGCCCCTGATATATAAGTTTCTACTGTATTTTTAGTTGGGATAGTAGCAGTAGTAAAATCTGTCGTGCCTGTGACATTTGCAAGTTGTAATAATTCAAATACTTCTTTTGTAGTACAATATGCTTCTATAGGTCTTTTTCTAATATTTTTAATGGTTGCAGCAGTAGCTATACCATTCGGTGCACTTATTCTTATCCAATATGCAGACAGCCCTTCAAGAGTTGTCTTATCCCAATCGCTTATTACCCTCATTGGAAATATTTCTACGCCATCGCCAGCAAATCCATATGCTTCTCCAGTATATGTGCCATCATCAGCTTGATCCATATTATATTCTTGAGTGTCTGGAATAAATTCTGCAAAACTAGATCCGTTATAATACTCATATTTTAAAGGTGATGTAAAACTACCGCCTGTATCTATGTCAAATATTGCCATGTCAAACTTAGCGTCATCTCCTAAATATAAAAAATCGTCAGTACCTTCTAGCACTGAAAATGATGTACCAGTAATAGATCTTGCTTCTAAATCTCTATTAGTGAAAACACCTCCACCGGTATCAATTCTAATGTAATCAAATTGTTCATTTGCTGTAGTTGGCATTTTTTAAGCCTCCGAGTTTTCCTCCGTTGTTGTACTAGACTTTTCTTCTACCTTTTCTACTGTATCTTCAGGAGGAGTATCTATGTTAAGTTTACCCCTTAAATATCCTGCTGCTCCAGCTAATTGTTGTGCTCTAGTTGCTAATGCAGATCTTTGACTATTTACATTAGCTAATTGATTTTGAATATCAATAATTTCTGATTCTAAAATTTCTAAATCTTTTTTAAACTCTTCTTCCATTATGCGTTTCTCCTTGCACTTATGCCTCTTTTCATAGAGACTTTTCTTTTTCTTTGTTCAGGGGGCGATCCCCAAACAGGTCTTATTCCATTTAAAAAAGGTAAGCAATTGTTTATATGTAACCTATGCCCCTCTTCTTTTTTATTATACCATACTTGTTTACATTCATTTAATGCATCCTCACATGGTTGCACCAGCCCGTTAAAACCACTTACATATAGTATATCATCTCCAGTTAAGATATTAGTGTTTAGTATAAAAGATTTACCTCTTCTTAGTAAACTTCTTATCTTTCTTT